AACGCAACAAACGCCGTTAACACCGGCATCACAGCCGCAACGACAGGCGCAACAAATTACTTGACATTTGTCACAGCGACTACCGGAAATCTTCCGCAGTTGGTAAACTCGGCAATAACCTGCAACGCAGCAAATGGCACCATCACAGGTGGCATTGCAGGCGGCGCATTCTAAGGAAAAAACATGGCACAAAGCGGATACACCCCCATACTAATTTACGCAAGCGGATCAACTGGGAACACGCCTTCTGCGTCTAACCTGACAAGCAGTGCGTCGGGCGCTGAATTGGCATTGAACTACTTTGATGGCAAGCTTTTCTACAAAGATGCATCAGGTAATGTGCAGGTGTTGGCCTCCAAAGCAGGCAACATCAATGTGTCCTCAATCAGTTTTGGCACGACTGGCCTGACTCCTAATACTGCAACCACAGGTGCTGTGACTGTTGCAGGAACATTGATCACTTCAAACGGTGGTACTGGTCTTTCCTCGTACACCGCAGGTGACCTGCCCTACTATGCATCCGGCACAGCATTGTCTAAACTGGGTATTGGCACAAACGGGCAGATTCTCACATCTTCGGGCTCGGCCCCTCAGTGGTCTACATTGTCTGGCGTGGCGGTTACGACCTTCAGCGCAGGTACAACAGGTCTTACACCTTCAAGCGCAACATCCGGCGCAGTGACCTTGGGCGGAACACTCGCCACTACCAACGGAGGCACAGGCTTAACTTCGTTTACAGCCAACCAAGTTTTTTACGCATCTTCTACAAGTGCGTTTGCTCAAAGCACCAACTTGCAATTTAGCGGTACTGACCTGACTGTTTACGGCATCACAGTAGGCCGTGGTGCAGGTGCTGTATCTACCAACACTGCGGTGGGTGCTAGTGCTTTGGCGGCTAATACGAGTGGCGCTTTTGTTGTCGCTTTTGGCGCTAACGCAGGCTTGTCAAACACCACTGGCTCAAATAACGCTTTTATTGGTCGTGCCGCAGGCTACACAAACACCACAGGAAACGGGAATACAGTGCTTGGCGATGCCGCCTTGTACTACAACACTACAGGCGGTTTAAATACGGCTGTTGGCTCTACTGCTGGACAATCAAATACCACTGGTATTCAAAACTCCTTTTTGGGTCGTGCCGCAGGATTTACCAATTCAACAGGTTCTTACAATGCGTTTCTTGGGGATGCTTCCGCCTATTACAACACCACAGGGTCGTACAACGTAGCCGTTGGTCAAGCCGCTCTCCAGAGCAACACCACAGCNTCTAACAACACTGCTGTAGGNTATCAGGCGGGGTATAGCGGTACGGTTGGGTACAACAACGAAATTTTTGGTTATCAAGCCGGATACACAAACGTGTACGGCTCATCAAATACATTAGTTGGGCATCAAGCTGGCTACACAATGAACCCGACTGGTTCAGTAGCTGTAAATACAATCAATACATTTATTGGCTATGGTGCTGGTTATTCTGTAACAACCGGTACGAAAAACACCATCATCGGCGCATACAACGGCAACCAAGGTGGCCTAGACATCCGCACGGCAAGCAACTACATCGTGCTGTCTGATGGGGATGGGAATCCACGGGGTATCTTTGATGGCTCGGGTAACTTGCTGGTGGGGACTACATTTGCAGGCACTGATAAAGTTCGTTTTGCTTCTACTGGCGCTACTTCTAACCAGCTTGGTCTTGTTTCAACAGACGATGCAAGCGGTAACGGATATATTCAATTTAGAAATTCTGCAACCACTTCAATTGGCTCTATTACAAGAGTCACAACTACTAACGCTGTTATTTACAACACCACTTCTGATTACCGTTTAAAAAATGTTATTGGCGCAGTAACGGGGCAAGGTGAACGAATTGATGCTTTGAAGCCCATTGATTACAAATGGAAAGATAGTGGCGCAAATGCTCGAGGTTTCTTGGCGCATGAATTCCAAGAAGTGTATGAAAACAGCGTGACAGGAACAAAAGATGCTGTTGATGCCAAAGGAAACCCAGTTTATCAAGCAATGCAACCAAGCACACCAGAAGTCATTGCTGACTTGGTAGCAGAAATCCAATCCCTCCGTAAACGCCTTGCAAACGCAGGCATCGCTTAACCCCCGAAAGGAAAATATCATGACCACCTTCACCACCACCATCAAACAGATGTTCACCATCCCCAATCCAACGGGGTATGTTGTAAACGTGATTTATGAGGTCACCGGAGTTGACGGTCAACATACCGCCAGCATCGATGGCAACTGCCAATTCACTCCCACCCAAGGCGAAACGGGCTACACCCCATACGCAGATTTGCAACCCGCTCAAGTCATTGCGTGGATTCCCGCAGAGCAAATCGCAAGCGCACAGGCTTGTGTGCAAGGCCAAATCGACAGCATGATTACGCCTCCTGTCAGCCCTACAAATACGCCTCTGCCTTGGGCTACGGCATAATAGAAAAGGGACGCCACCACCCTACTCTGGTGGCAATTTCATGGAGATGAAAAATGGATGAAATCAAACTGAGCACACAATTGGTCAACGGCATTCTTCAATACTTGGGCAATCGACCCTTTGTTGAGGTGGCTGGCTTGATTCAAGAGATTCAGAAGCAAGCTCAAGAGCAAGGCGCACAACCTGCTCCAGCACCAGAAGTCAAGGAGTAAATGAGTCGTGGACAACCAGCAACTATTCAACATCGTCGTATCCGTTGGCGGTTTTCTGGCTGTCTACGTTTTCAACTCCGTTACAACCAAAATTCAGAAACTTGAGGATAAGGTGAACTCTTTACCGCATGACTATGTGGTCAAAGACGACTACCGTGCCGACATTGCTGAAGTGAAGGCTATCCTCAAGCAAATTTTTGATAAGCTAGACGGTAAGGCTGACAAATGATTCCAATTGACCCGTTTGCCGCGCTAGATGCCGTACAGTCTGCGATCCAACTGGTCAAGAAGGCATCACAAACTGCTTCCGACTTAGGTAGCCTTGGTCCTGTACTTGGTAAGTACTTTGACGCCAAGGTCAATGCCATTCATGTAGTTGCCACCGCCAAAACGGGTGGCTTCAAGGGCTCTGCCATGGGCAAGGCTTTAGAGCTTGAAATGGCTCTTGAGCAGGCTCGTGAATTTGAAGAGTCGCTAAAGAATTTATTCTTCTCGTCCGGAAAGATGGACGTGTGGATGAACATCAAGAAGAGAGCCGCTGCGATGGAAGCCGAGGCGGCTAAAGAGATTGCTAGGGCTAAAGCGGCTGAGGCTAAACGCAAGAAAGAGTTACGCGAGGCGATTGACTTTGCTGTCATCAGCATCTTGTCTTTGATTATCTTTGGCTTAGTGGTTTGGGGTGGAATCTACTTTTATCTGCACTGCAACAAATACGGGTGCCACTGATGAAAGAAATCATCGAGGGCTTCAAGAAATGGTTCAAAGTAGCCTGCTATGTTGCCTTTGCATGGTGGTTTTTGGACTTTGTGAAGTCATTGCCGGAACCCTTAGCCGCTCGGGTCATGGATGCGGCATTGTCTAAATTACCGTTTTGAGGTGTTATATGAATCTAAAAGGTACTGTCACTGTGATTGCTGCTGTCTCCCTGATGGGAGTGGTTGGATGCATGATCTACATGTTCTTGCTGGCTATCTATGACCCTACTGTGGACGATAAGTTGGTGTTCGACATCATCGGACCCGCATTTCAGACCATTGTTGGTGGATTTATTGGATTGATCACTGGAATCCATATCGGTGACAAGAAAGACGAATAATGTCCATCTTCAACCCGTATGTCCTGTTAGGCATTGTGCTGGCGCTATTGGGTGCATTCTTTACTGGACACCATCAAGGGTATGCACAGGCAGAGGCTGAGCAACAAGCTGAGATTGCAAGGCTCAATGCAGAGGCTCGTGAGGTTGAACGTGCGATGACTATGAAGGTCAACGACATATCTACAAAACTCCAGAAAGCAAACAATGATGCAAAGATTGAAATTACTAAGCGTGACCTTGCCATTGCTGACGGTACTCTGCGCTTGTCAATCC